TCAAGAGCGGTAATCAGGCTTTGTCTTTTTATAGACAAGGCGTTTCACCACGGAGTCCGATACCCCAAAGCGTTGGGCAACACCCTTCAACGTGTATAGGCCAGTAGCGTAGGCATCCACAATCGCAACCGCCGTTGCAGCATCCACAGACAACGCACGACCGCAGTGCACACCCCGGGCCATGGCTTCCTTCTGACCAGCCATGCAACGCTCGCGAATTAACGACCGCTCGAATTCAGCCATAGCGCCAAGAATCTGAAGCATCAAGCGCCCAGTCGGCGTAGTCGTATCAATAGGCTCAGTCAGAGACCGAATGCAAGCGCCTGCGCGCTCTACACGGTCAAGAATCTTGAGCAGGTCAGAGAGCGATCGCGCAACACGATCAAGCTTGTAGAAAACGAAATGATCCCCCGTTTTCAGCGAGGCAAGGCACTGCCGAAGCACAGGCCGATCAAACTTCGCGCCGCTAGCCTTCTCTTCAAAAATCACCTGGACACCAGCAGCATGCATTGCCGCAATCTGCACTGACGTATCTTGCTCTTGAGTACTTACACGGGCATATCCAACCAGCATCTAAATCCCTCTTTGTTTCGACAGACTGAGTCTCTGAGATGCCGAAAATTCCCAGGCTCCAATTAAACATATTGCTCTAGTTTTTATAGCGGTTCTGCCAGGCGCAAATCTCTTCAAAATCACTTGCAGGTTATTCGTCGACCCAGAGAAGCCCCTGAACTTTCCAATTGCGATTTGTCAGGGCGAACCGCAGCAGAGAACGAACAACGACAGCGCGAGAGGTATCGAACTGCGAGGCCAGCTCGTCGACCGCATCGCCAGTGCGAGGCGAGACAGAAACATCAAAGCGGACATGCTTGGAACGATGCTCTGCGACCCTTGCAGCGTTACCGGTAACGACCTGCGATTTATCAGCGGACATACCCAACCCCCATGCAGCCCGGATCAGGCTCTGTGACCAGCCAATAACGGTCTCCTCTGAACTGCTCGCGTGTGACGCGATGCGAGACGATCACCTCACCGTCCGCGCACTGAAAAGCCATCTCAATCATGTCTTGAAGGGATGCACCCCAGATGCGGATTTTTTCGGCCTTGGGCATGGACGCAATGCCGTTCTTGGAGTCACTGCGGCTGTAGCGGTTGGACTCATCAGGAGCGTCCTGATAATCCTTGGTGATGTACTTGGATACGTAGCTTGCGATCTTCGCAATGGAGCGCTGTTTGATGCGTCCTTGAGGGGTCTTGCGACCACCCACAAAACACAGGCCGTTGTCACTGCCGACGATGGAGCGCCATACCTTGGTTCCCAGCTCCCAGCCCTTCACCTTTACGTCCTTGTGCACAGCGTGCTTGGGTAGCTTGTGACAGGCGATGTGGACATGCATTGCGCCACGGTCTTGACGTTCAAAACTGGCGCAGTAAACGAACCGTCCACCGAGTGCGACTTTCATGCGACGCACCCATTCCTTGAAGTGCTTTTTGCACAAATCACGATCCTCTTGATTGTCTCGATAGGTCAGCGTAAGCAGCTCATTCAACCCATTGGCTTTGATGAACCAGCGGCAGGCCGATTTGGCCCTCTGTGCGTTTTTTTCGAGCTGCTTGAGTCTCCGGGCCTCAGCTTCATCTTCAAGCTCTTGGATGCGCCATTCCAGGGCTTCACCATCGAACTGAGACAGGTAGGCATCACGGTCAAACTCAGGGGGCGCGAGCTTGTCGGTTTCCGACAAGACGATGGCATTGCGAAAGGAGATCTCGCGATGGCCATTCACGTTCTTCACATGTATGTCCCAAGCATCATCGACAACTGTGGCTTCACACACAATTCGACGGCCAGTCAGTTTGCAGGTTACTATTCTTTCCATTGCAGCTAGTCCTTTTAGTTGCAGTCACGAGATCCGAACGGTTGCCGCCGTTGCGGGTCTCTTTTTTTCCTACCTATCGCCTCTCACACACTCGCTGTGTTCCAAAGTGAACTATGAATAAATTAGGCCGGGCGCTGCGCGCCCGTCCGCCCGTCCGCTTCGCCTGCCGTGCGGCCGAGCGTGCAGCTTCTGGCCTTTCATTCATTGCCAACTTTGTGCAGCAGCGAGGCACACGAGACAGGAGCGCCGAAGGCGCGGTTTGTCTTTCAGGACACGAAGGAGACGCCCAGCTCGAGCAGGCAGTGCGCCCCGCGAGCGTGTCGCCCGCCTTGCCTGAGCTGCGACGGAGAGCGCGCCACTTGCTACCGGCCTTGCCTGATTGACCGGTGAACATCAGGGGCAAGCCCCCGATACCCCCATCATTGGAATAACGAGCGCACTTGAGCATTGCGAGCCGCCAAGCCTTGCGAGTAGGAGTCCTGAGGCACTGGAGCTGGACGCTCTTTAGACTCAGGCATGGGAACGGTCTGAGGGACTGGCGCCGACTGAGCAACAAGAGCAGGACGCTCTTGCCGCCCAGCCGGGCCGGAGTTGCTGGCTTGTGGCTTTTCCCAGTCAACGAAGTAGCCGTTTTTGACAATCTGAGTGCAGATGTCAGCCGCAACAACCAGCTTTGTGCCTTGCTGGGAATAGCAGTGGCAGCCCTTGGACTTCATCTCTACACAGGCCGCGGGATATGGCGCAGTGACTGGCCTAGTCACCTCGTCATATCTCGTTGCTGTGTGTGGAAAGCCGCCCAGACGTGGCTTGAATGAGGCAGCGTACTCAGCGGGGGTCATAGGAGGCCTAGGACCGTCCGAGTTACCAGAGCTTGCACCCGACCCCGCGCTAGCTTCGGAAGACTGATCAGCCTTACCGATGTTGGACACATTTCTCACACTGAGATAGGTGAAGACGATAGTGACCAGCAGAGCAATCACGAACGCAATCACCATCTTCGGAATCTTCTTTTTGTTGGTATGGAGCGAGGCCGACTCATACCACTTATAGACCTCTTTGGGGAATCGGACGGTGCTACTGGTTCCGTTAGCGTTAGATGATCCAGGCTTCTCGCAATTGAGGTTGACCGTGTCCCACTCCAGGCACGAAATCATGTCCTGGCCCCAGATGCGCTTGAGGTGACGATGCCAGCCAGGAGAGCCAATCAAGCGACGCACAAACGAATCAATGTTCGCCGGATGTTGAGAGATCAGATAGAAGTCAAAGCCGCGCCTGCGATGCTCTGCAAGCATTTTCACGGCATCAGGGACAACCGAACCGGATGGCCGATTAGGCAGGTCGTTATGGGCCTCATCAATAAGGAAAATAGTCCCGTCAGGCTCAGCCTGCCAGTCCTTGAATTCAATCTGCTTCCAGCTGGACAACGGTCCACCAGGAACAGGCTTGAATCGCCCGTTATGGGCCACTGGACGGCCTTCTTTCGTAGCCCGCTCCATGACCCATTTGAGGGTGTTGAGAGTCTTGCCTGCGCCGTTCGCGCCAGTGATCAGATGAAGCATGCCGGCCTCAGTTGAAGATCATTTTCTTGAGAGTCGTGCCACCCGTCAGACCGTTGATCAGCATGTTCGCAAACATGCAGCTAAACATGATCGTGAGGCAACGGCCAACTTGCAAAACGCCAAAGATGGCCAGCATGTCAGGGGGCAGCATATGCAGATGCTGGATGACTAGATTCTTCAAAAAATCCAGAGCCTCAGACACACCGTAATAGGTGACAAAGGCAATGCCAAGAGCCGCCAAAGCGCGACCGATGATGCCGCCAACAAGGCCGATAAGGAGGCCACCCAAAGAACCGAGAAATGGCATTACGACTGTCTCCTAATGATGATGGAAGCACCGACGATGGAAGTCACGATCACATTGATGTAGCCCAGGATCTGGAGCCAGGGACAGAGCACTGAAAACGGCAAAGTGATCGAGCCGATAAATCCCAGCTCAATCGTGCGATCAGGGGGGCAGCTACCAGCGCTCAGAAAGTCATCGCGATCAGTGATGGAGATATCAAAGCGCTTGTTTCCAGGCAGGTCTGTCGTGACGTTTTTCGTGCCGAAATCCTTCACGGTTTCCCATGCCTTGTACAAGTCGCTGTCCTTGAGCGCGTCGATCTGGCAATTGCGCATATGCACCTCTTTGGCAAGCGCGCAACTTATGCCGTCCCCTTCACAGGTGAAACCACCTGCGCAGGAGCCTTCAAACTTGCTGGGCTTGTCTTCACAGTCGTCACCTTCGCACTTGCCATCACCTTCCCCGTCCTTGTCGTCCGGGTTCTTGTCACCGTTTGTGGCAGCGCAGACAGTGCTTGCCTTATTGGCAGCGCAGTACTCACGCTGTGAAGTGCTCGAGCTCGAAGTGCTGGTACTTGTGGTGTTGCCGGAGGCATCCTTAGTCGTGGTGGTGCTGGTGGTCTTGCAGACACCGTTTTCGCAGGTGGTTTTTGATTCCGTGTTGGAGCTGGTCCCATCAGGGTTCTTGGTTTCCTTCGAGCTGGTATCACCAGTTGCAGCCTGATTAGGTACACAAGTACGAACGCCGTTAATTTCACCAACAGAGCCGGCACAGTCAGACTCTTTTTTCTGAGGAACGTCAGAAGGCGCTGGCAATACGCAAGTGCCACCAGTGACTCGATATTCCTGCCCAGTCATCCAAGACCCATCAGACGTCTTGTACGACACACCCATGCCCACAGCTTCACCAGCACAACCCATGGCGCAGTTCGGCCTGGCAGTGTCAGCAGCACAGCCAGGAGGGGTTGCCGTGCCCTTGCCCTCAAGATTAATTTTTTCGCCCTTGAGCCCGGAGCAGAAATCGCCAAGGCCATTGCAGCTATTTGTGCTGTTTAAGACGCATTGACTGCCGTTTTCAGAGTAGCCCGTATTGCAGTTGCAGACGCCGTTAGTCGCGATGGAGTTTGCAGGGCACTGGGTGAAAGACAGGATGCCGAAATTCGCGTACTCATAGCCGTCAACAACGCGTGTGATGACGCAGCGACCAGATACAACAGTCCGAGAGTAATTTGTCGCCGTAGGAGCCCAGGAATTGCACGCCTCAGAAGCAGAGGAATAGTTGGGCTCAGAAGGACCGCCGCCAAGGTAGTAGCGAGTACTAATTGGCACGGAAGCAAAAACGCTGGAGGAAAACAACAGCGCGAATGCGAGAACAACTAGGCGGTAAAAATAAGCCATACCGCACCGCACAGAGCAATCACAACGAAAATTCCCATTTGCTGCCCTTTCCTAAACAAGCCGGGGTTTGCTTAGAAAAGGACAGGGCCGAAGCCCTGCCTATACCCGGACTAGCCGCGCACCAATTACTTGATAGCGCGACGAATCCACAGGAACGTGACGATGGTCACGATCACGCCCAGAACGGCGATACCGATCTGGCTCGAAGGCTCTTTCACACCAGTGATTTCAGCCACCAGAGCCGTCACATCGACTGCGGCATGCGACGCAGTAGCCGTGACGAATGCGGGAATGCCCAGCAGGGCCAACTTCAACTTTTTCTTCATGAATCATCCTCAGGTTTGCCGCCAACGCGGACTGTTTGAATCAGGGCACGAAAGACCCAACCAACGGCCCACGCGGAACAAATCGCGAGGCCAATTTGCGCCCCCTCTGCTGGAGTGAGACTCAGCACAGGAAACACAAATTCGTGCTGCACAGTGACCGTGCAGGCTTGAGAACATTGAATGACTTGCTCAGCCATCAAACGGCCCTCTGACCGAGGAACCAGCAAAAGGCCACGAACAGCAGGCAGACCGTGAAACGACTAACCACCACCCCAAGGCCGAGCACCAGGGAGATGAAGTCATACGAGTTCATGCCGACCCCTGATCAGTCACAGATGCCCTTGCAACCTCTCGGGCGTCCATCCGATCAGCAACGCTCACAAAGCGCTCTCCAAGGCTTCGCCAGCGCGCCGCACGCTTGCGGGACATATCAATGCGGTGTTTGCGATCAATGAAGTAGGTGACTTTGGTGACGAGACCAATAAGCAAGCCTTGCAGCAGTTGCATAGCCAGAGCCCCCACCATGCCCATGACGATGCAAAGCCACGCAATCGTGTTGATCGCGTGGTCGAACTGTTCAGGGGTGAGCGTGACCATGGTCAGGCCTTGTCTGCGGCCGCAGCACGCTCTTGCTTATTGGGCAGACGGGTCAGGTTGGTGAGCCGAGACTCGATTTTTCGGGTCTGGTAATGAGCAGCCAGCGAGAACGTTGCCGTATAGGTGCCCGGCACGATGTTGCCGATCATGTCCTTGGGAACGTCAAGGACGCCCACCTGAGACACCGCACCATCAGCATCCAGCAAGATGCATTCAGCCTCTTGCATCGTCCATGCTTTTTGGTTCTTGCCAATGCCGGAACGGGGTTCATTAACCTTGAGAATTTGAACTACAGATGAATGCTGCATGTGGCCTCCTATGGCGTGATATCCCCTGCAGATGGGGCTTAACGAGCAACAGCGCTCTGAGCTACCCCGCACGCGAGATAGCGCAGAGAGCTGTCAGAAAGGCCGCTGAAAGAGTTCTGCGACACTCATCGAATTAGGGAGGGAGGTCTTGCAATGCTGAAAAGAGTGACGCTTGCTTTGCTTATCTGCGCTGGGGGTAACGCATTGGCGCAGAACACCATTTACCGATGTGGAAATGCTTACAGCGACGAACCGTGCAAAGGAGGAGAAACCGTGGACATCCGTCCGACGGAGGGAGCACACAGCATGAGCGGACAAAAGCGCATGTCCGCCGAGGCGACGAGTCGTCAAATGTGGCGAGGGGTCGACAAGGCATTGCAGCCGCTTACCGGCGTATCCCCTGAAGAGGGTGAAAGAAGGCGTGAAGAGCGACGCTACAAATCCATACCTCGAGTCAAAGTCGATCCCTAAGCTAGCGGGTGACGTGGCGTGGCTGGTCGACATGAAAGCTGCTCCTGTAAACTTTGGGTAACCAAATTGGTATCGGTAAGCAAATTGGTAACCGAATGATAAATCGGAGTTAGCAAAATGGCAACCCTTGAAGAAATTAATGAGCTGATCGACAAAGCCGCAACCGTGGCGGGCAATCAAGTGCGATTAGCGGAGCTGCTAGGCATGCCGAAAAGCAACATCACTCAGATGAAGCAGGGCAAGCGCCATGTGAATTGGAGAGTGAGAGGGAAGCTTCGCGCTGTATTGGGCGAAGACCCTGCGCATGCATTCACGAGCGCGATGCTCGAAGACCTCGAAGGCTCTGACAACGAGGACGAAAAAAAAGCCGCCGAGGGCCTGAAGGCCATGCTGGCAGCTTTTCCTAACGACTGGCGGAGGCTGTGTCCGTTGAAAAGCAGTCCAGACTAGCTCTATGCAGAGCAAGGTGTTTAATTAAGTTTTTGATTTTTAAAGTTTTTTTCTAAAATCCAGTCCAAATCAGTTTTTTTCAAGCTGAAGTGATCAAAAAATCTATGGTAGAAGGGATGGTAGATAGAAGGTGCGATGATGGTAAACCTTGCAGGCCCCCTCATGGACTCATCAATCACATCTGCCATGCCAAAAATTGCCAAAGAACTTTCTGCACTTGAAATCAACAGACTACGTGAGCCTGGCAACCATGCTGTTGGTGGCGTCACGGGCCTCTACCTTTACGTCACCGAGACAGGTACTCGTTCCTGGGTGCTTCGAGCAGTCATCGCCAACAATAGGCGGCATATGGGGCTGGGCGCTTACCCCACCGTTACTCTTGCCCAGGCAAGAGAAAGTGCCAGAAAGGCCAAAGCGGACATCCTTGCCGGCATCGATCCGATCGCTGAGCGCCAGAAGATCGCAGCCAAGTTCCATGCTGAAAAAGCCAAGCAGATAACTTTTGAGCAATCTGCCATCGCTTACATAGATGCGCATGGCAAATCCTGGAAGAACGAAAAGCACCGAGCGCAATGGTCTTCGACGTTGATCACATATGCATTTCCAAAGATCGGAAACCTGCCAGTAAAGGACGTCACGCAAGGCCATGTTCTATCTATCCTCGAGCCTATATGGGCACAGAAAAATGAAACTGCTTCTCGCTTGAGGGGGCGGATTGAAGCAGTCCTGGATTGGGCCACCGTCAAGAAGTACCGGGAAGGTGAAAACCCCGCCTTATGGAAAGGACGTTTGGATAAGCTATTGCCGGCTCCCAACAAGATTCAAAAGAAGAATCATCACAAGGCGTTACCTATCAATGAACTGCCATCTTTCTTTAAGAGATTAAAAGAAAAAGATGGAATCTCTGCTAGAGCTTTGGAGTTCACTATCCTGACAGCTGCCCGTAGTGGCGAAGTGCGTGGTGCAAAGTGGTCTGAGATCGACTTCAAACAATGCATTTGGACCGTTCCCGCTGAGCGGATGAAGGCCAGCGCCGAGCATCGCGTACCTTTAAGTGACCAAGCAACCAAGATTCTAAAAGACATGCCAAGAATAGATGGGTGTGAATTTATTTTTCCCTCTTCTAAAGAAGGATCTCTTTCTGACATGGCACTTCTTGCAGTCATGAGAAGGATGTCGATTGATGCAGTCCCACATGGCTTTAGATCAACTTTTAGGGATTGGGCCGGAGAATTCACTAATTATCCACGAGAAGTTGCAGAGCAAGCATTGGCTCATACACTTCAAAACAAGGTGGAAGCTGCTTATAGAAGAGGTGATTCGTTGGAGAAGAGAAGAAAGATGATGCAGGATTGGGCTAACTTTTGTTTCACAGAGGCTGCATGAAGAAAGCTAATTATCCAAATTTTTTGAAATTCTTTGATCAAAAAAAATTCAATGTCAAAAACAACTTATTAATTTCAAAAGCAAGAAAAATAAATGATTCATCAAAGAAAATTTGGGAAAATTCTCGTTTTATAAATTTCGAATCAAATGAGGATGAGGCTGAACTACCTATCGAAAAATTGTTCGATGATTTCGATGCCAGATTGAATGGGGATTTAGTAGCTTTGGCTTACTCTATAAAGTGCCATTGTCATCTTATTTTAAATAAAAAAGAAGCACTTCGAAATAAAGAGTTCATAGATGTAGTTGATACTTACTTTCGACGTGGTTGTGAGATTATTAATAAAAATAAAGAGATTTTTTTAAATGATCATACTATCGATGCTTGGCATCCATTTTTGAGAGTTATTTTTTTATTTCAATCACATGAAGTTGTTGATGCATGCCAATCTACTGACATTAGAAGAATGGCTTCCGCCTTCGAGAAGGCATCGTTAACTTCAAAGAAAACTATAGAAGACAAGGCCCTCTATCTGATTCAAAGAGAGTCAAAACTTTTGACTTTAAGATTTGATGTTGTGGCAGAAAATTTAACTAGATATAACTGTGAAACATCTTTAATGAGGTCTCTAAATGAGATAAATCTTCAAGTGGCAGGAGGCATGCTTATGACCATCTCTGCAATATTTCCGAGGAATTACCTTGATATTAAGTTTTTACATGGATGCATTGGACATGTATGCGTCTTCATTTCTTTGAATAAAATTTCTGGAAAAGAAGAAGATATTATTAGTGAGCTTATGGATGGGTTAAATGATTTGGACAATAGGAAGCTATCCCTCAAGCTTATCTATAAAGGTGAAATAGATAGCGTTAAAAGATCATTTGTAGGCATTAAAAAATTTAAATTAGAGGAATTAAATCGTGAGATAGATGAATTTTGTGAATTTATGACAGTTGAAAGAAGTATCCTAAAGCCTTTATCTATTGATTTGAATGACGGAAGTAAAAAAACAATTAATAATTTGAAAATTAAAACGTTTTGAAATTTATTTTTTATTTTGAAAAAATAGTTAAGTAGTTTTTATAAACAAAACGACGTGTTTTACAACTGGCATGTAGCATGCAGCTCACAAGACACATCCTGTGATGTGCAAAAAGTTAGAGGGAACGTGATTCGACAAGGCTGTTAGCAGTAGCTAGCAGCCTTTTTATTTTGTTGGTGATTTTTTTTTACTGCATTCCAGATGCTTTGTATCGAAGAGCAGTTGCTTCGTCGGTACATCCGATTAATAGATGCATCTGGAGATGGACATGTCCGAAAAAAAGAGATACTTGTTGAGTATAAAAAAGCTTTGTTTGAAGCTGGATGTTTCAAAGTCATTTGTCTATAGTAGGCTGAATTCTCATTCAAAGTATTTTGATGAGAAATTTCCAAAGCCAATAAGGTTGAGTGAAAATTCTGTAGCATGGGTTGAAGATCAGATAGATGATTGGATTGAGTCCAAGATGAGTGCTGATCAGTCATCTTGAGGACCTAACTTGCCAGCCACGTGCTGGCTTTGTTTTTCTAGAAAGGTGTCTGAATAGCTTTCGACTCTGAGTAGCTTTCGTGTTTTGAAGTCTGAAGTATTTTGGGAGCCTATGTTATAAAAATTAATAACAAAGATAAATTAAAGAATAGTAAGCCAACCAACTGACGACAAATACCCAAGCAATCATCCCGTGAAGAGGATTGCTTGTGCCATGAAAGAATAAAGAGATCTGATATCACCATCTTAGCTTGACCCTAAGGTGGTCAAGCTTCTGGATGCTGTATGAAGTTTGAAATTGAGAAAAATCCTCTTGAGCTTGCAACTCTGCTTTATGAGTTGCAACTAGCTTCCTGGATGAAGATGGCTGATGAAGTAGCTAGAGGAATTTATCCTTCATTGAAAGAAGGTTTGAAGTTAAGGATTAGTAAGAAGCTCAGAGTTCTACTTCAGGCTTTAGATAGTGAGTTGCCTAGTCCTGACGATGAAATCTTCAAAGAGATAGTTTGCAAGGTCTATACATCTTTCTCTGTGTTTAAAGCTCTTATGGATGCAAGGGATGGGTGCAAGAATGAAGTTGATTTTGAAAGGAGGTTTTTTTATAACTTAATAAAGAGGGTCGGATCAAAAGGATTTTGCAATGCCTATCAAGAAGAGTATAAGCTCCATAAGCGTAGAACAGACTCTTTGTATAGTTATATTTCAGATTTAAAAATAGCTCATAGCAAGATCATGATCGTAAGACTGGATCTTTACTATCATCAGGAACCAATAGATTCTTTAAAGTCTCAGCAGAGCGTTGTAGCTGACTGGAATCGTCTTCTTGATTTTGCACGCGAGAGCTATAAGCAGAATTTTCTTGGCTATGCGATGAAGATTGAATTCGGAAATGATAGAGGAGTACACATTCACTCTATCTTTGTCATGAACGGATCAAACCTTAGACGTGATGTGAACGTAGCAAGGAGTCTTGGTCATCACTGGGTCAAAGACGTTGTCCCTGGCATTGGCAGGTACTTCAACTGCAATGAAAAGCAGCATCAAAAAAAGTACAAATGGAGGTCAGTTGGTGATTTCGTAAAGATGGATGAAGATTTTCAGAATGGCATAAAGGCCATGTCTGCCTACGTCACTAAGCCTGATCCACTTCCTCGATTAGTGGTTCATGGACTAAAAAGAACATTTAGGAAAGGAGAGATCAATTCCAAAAAGAAAGCACGTGTGATGCGTCGCAAAGAGGTCTTAAAAGCTTCGTCTGAGGATACGGTATCTGTTACTGTTTAA